AGGCACCGCAGGCACCGCAGGCACCGCAGGCACCGCAGGCACCGCAGGCACCGCAGGCACCGCAGGACGCCGCGCCCGGCAAGCCGACCCTCGCCGAGGCCATCGGCGCGCTCGACCCCGACGTCGACGCCCACTGGACTTCCAACAACCTGCCCTCGCTGGACTACCTGTCCGAGCTGACCGGCAAGAAGGCCGCCCGCGGCGACGTCGACGCCGTGGCCGAGGGCTATACCCGCGCCAAGGCGCGCGCGGCCAAGCAGTAAGGGGACGGACATGGCCCGCTACACCAGCCAGCAGATGACGCAGCAGCGGCGCGCGGGCCAGCCAGCGCCCGCGCCCGCCAAGGCCGAGGGCAAGCCAGCTCAGCAGTCGCTGCGCGTGCCACAGGGCGGCCAGGTCACCATCCGCCGCGTCGACAACGGGCTCATCGCCTCGTCCGTCGACGCCAACTACCGCGCGCAGGGCGAGGTGTTCGTGAAGGACGCCTCGGACCTGAAGATCACAGAGTGAGGGAGGGCACGGTATGACGTTCAAGCCGCAGGACGCCGACGGCACGGTCGACGGCGCCAACTCGTACGCCACCGTCGCCGAGGTCCGGGCCTTCTGGGCCGACCGCGGAGTGGACCTCACGTCGAGCACCGACGCCCAGGTGCAGGTCGCGGCCGTCAAGGCCACGGACTACCTGGACGCCAGGTACCGCTGGGTCGGGTGGCAGCGACGCCGCCTGCAGGGCACGCAGTGGCCCCGCGGCGGCGTGACGTCCTTCCTGCGCGGCCTGCCGCCGTCCCTGGTGTCCGCGACCTGCTCGCTGGCCCAGCGTGCCCTGTCTGGCAAGGAGCTGCTGCCGGACCCGACGCGCGACGCCTCGGGCCAGGCGGTCACGGAGGTGCTCAAGGAGGTCGGGCCGATCAAGGTCCAGACGAAGTTCGCCTCGGCCGTCCAGGGCAGCCTGAGCACGTCCACGCCGCAGTTCCCGGAGGTCACGCTGATGCTCCAGGCCGCCGGCCTGGTCGGCTCCGGCTCCTCCGGCGAGATCGGGAGGGCCTGACGTGGCCACCTTCGACTACGCCGCCCTGAAGGCCGAGGTGGACGAGCTCCTGGCCGAGTTCGGCCAGCCGTGCCTCCTGCGCCGCAAGCAGTCACCCGTGACGGTAGACCCGGTCGCCGGCACCGTGACGGGCTCCGGCGCGCTGCAGTTCGACGTCCTTGGCGTCGTCACGGACTACAGCGAGCGGGTGGTGGACGAGCAGACGATCAAGCGCGGCGACCGCCTGGTGTACATACAGGCGACCGAGCGCCCGGCCATAGGTGACACGTTCGTCGAGGCCAGCGGTAAGGTGTGGGCAGTCGTGGACTTCGACGCCGTCGACCCGGCCGGCACCGCCCTGCTCTACTCACTCCAGGTGCGGAGGTAGCATGGCCGGCAGGTTCGAGCAGCAGCTGCGCGGGTTCGGGGTGGTGGCGGCCGAGAAGATCGACCGCATCCGCCGCGCCTCCGCGCTCGAGCTGTTCAAGCTGGTCATATACGCGACGCCGGTCGACACGGGCCGGCTGCGTGGCAACTGGCAGACGACGATCAACACGCCGGCCGCGGCCGCCACGTCGAGGGACGACCCCTCCGGCGCGGCCGCGCTGTCGGAGGCCATGGCTAATCTCGGCGGCCTGGCGGACGTCGTGTGGTTCGTCAACAACCTGCCCTACGCCGAGAGGATCGAGTACGAGGGCTGGTCTAGGCAGGCCCCGGAGGGCATGGTGCGCCGGCACGTGGCGCAGTGGAACAAGATAGTGGCGGCCAAGGCGCAGGCCTACGGCCGCTGACGGAGGAGATGAGATGGCAGTGGAACCTAACCGCAAGCTGAGGGCAGCGCTGATGCAGGGAGTCGTTGACTCCCCGCTCACGCTGCCGTTCGCCGCCGAGAACTCCCCTTTTGACAAGCCGGAGGACGGCAGCGCCTGGGCCGCGGTGTTCGTGCTACCGAACCAGCCGGGCGCGGCGTCTATGGGCCGGGACGGCCTGGACGCACACGACGGCCTCCTGCAGATAGACCTGAACTACCCGCTGATGACCGGAGAGGCGGCCGTGACGGCCAAGGCGGACGAGCTGGCCGACCACTTCAAGGCGGGGGAGCGACTCTCCCACCAGGGCGTCGAGCTCACGGTAACCTCCTGCGGCCGCTCACGCGGGCGGGAGGTAGATGGATGGTATCGCGTGAGCATGACCGTGACCTGGGAAGCCCGGGTCCCCCGCAACTGATCGACAACCCACTTAGGAGAATATCACCATGGCAAACGGCAGCCGCCACTCCATGTTCCAGGTCGCCGAGGCGACCTACGGCATGACCCCGGACACCCCCGCGTGGGAGCCGGTGCGTCACAACACCACCAACGTTGGCCTCACCAAGAACACCCTCCAGTCCGAGGAGCTACGCTCCGACAGGCAGGTGGCCGACTTCCGCCACGGCACCCGCCGGGTCGGCGGCGAGGTCGTCTCCGAGCTGAGCTATGGCTCCTTCGACAACATCCTCGAGGCGCTGCTGTGCGGCACCTGGACCGAGGCGGGGGCTGCCGGCGCGGACGGCGACACCCTCAAGGCCGGCATCGTGCGCCGCTCCTTCAGCGTGCTGCGCCACTTCGAGGACCTGCCCGCCGACCAGAAGCCATACCACCTGCTGACCGGCATCGAGTACAACACGCTCAAGCTGGCAGTCAGCACCGAGGCCATCGTCAAGGCCACCTTCGGCGTCGTCGGCAAGGGCATGACGATGGGCAACGCCGCCCCGGCAGGCTCCACCTACGCCGACGCCTCCACGACCAAGGGCATGGACTCCTTCACTGGCCAGCTGCTGGAGGGCGGCTCGTCCATCGCCGTCGTGACCGAGATCGAGCTCACCCTCGAGAACGGCATCGAGCCGCGCTTCGTCATCGGGTCGAAGGAGACCATCCGTCCGTCCATCGGCCGCTCCATTGTCACGGGCCAGATCACCGCGTACTTCGAGGCCGCCGCGCTTCTGGAGAAGTTCGTCAACGAGACCAGCTCCAGCCTGCAGTTCGAGCTGGGCGACCTCGTCAACAAGTACACGTTCCTCATCCCGAACCTGAAGTACACTGGCGGCCAGCCCGACATCCAGGGTGAGGGGCCCGTGCTGCTCACCATGCCCTTCCAGGCCATCTACTCGGCCTCCGAGGGCTCGCAAATCAAGATCACCCGGGGGACAATCTAAATGACCAACAAGACTGACAAGAAGGCGTCCGTGACGCCGATGGACCTGTTCCACACGCGCGCCAAGTCTGGTGAGGGCGTCAGCGTGCCGCTAATGCTGCCGGACGGCTCGCCGACCGAGCACTGGGTAAAGGTGCGCGGCGTGGACTCGGACGAGTACCGTCGCGCGGACAGCCGCGCGCGCCGCCGCGCACTCGACATCGCCCAGGAGAAGGACGACGCGAAGCGCGAGGACATGATCGAGGACACCAAGCTCGACGTCCTCAGCGTGCTCGTGGCAGACTGGTCCTTCGACCGGCCCTGCACGCCCGCGGACGTCAAGGAGTTCCTGCGCGAGGCACCGCAGGTGGCGGACCTCGTGGACAAGACCGCCTACAAGCGCGCCCTTTTTTTCGGGAAAAGCTCGACACCCTCTTCGCCCACGGCGTAGGGAGTTTCGGGCTTGACCGGAAGCCAAAGGGGTCCAAGTCCACGCGCAGGGCCCACCTCGAGAAGGTGTGGAAGACGACCGGCAGGAAGCCGCGGGAGCTGGAGGACATCCCGCCGCTGCCGGAGGAGGTGGGGTACATATGGGACTGGTACCTGCGGGCCCGCGGGCACGAGCCGCTGACGTACTCCGAGATAGCGAGCTGGGCGGCCCTGACCGGGGCCGACCCGTCGCCGGCCGAGGTCGAGGCCATACGAAGACTCGACCAACTGAACTGGAGCACGTCGGATGACTAACGCAGCAAACCTGGAAATATCGGTACGGTCGACAGGCGTCGACCGCGCCACGAACGAGCTGGACCGGCTCGCGCGGTCCGGCGGCCAGGCCGAGCGTGCCACCGGCAGCTTCACCTCGTCGCTCGGCGGCATGGCAGGCAAGCTCGCTGGTACCGCCGCCGCAGTGGTCGGCATCACCATGTCCATCCAGGAGCTGGTGAGCGTCACGCGGGAGTTCGAGAAGCTCAAGGCCGGGCTGCAGACGGCCACCGGCTCGGCCGAGCAGGCGGAGGCCGCCTTCGAGGCCATCAAGGACTTCGCCAAGAACACGCCCTACGACCTGCAGCAGGTCACGGAGGGCTTCACCAAGCTCGTAAACTACGGGCTCACGCCGTCCGAGCGGGCGCTGTACTCCTACGGCAACACGTCCTCGGCCCTCGGCAAGGACCTCATGCAGATGGTAGAGGCGGTGGCCGACGCAACCACCGGGGAGTTCGAGCGCCTCAAGGAGTTCGGCATCAAGGCCAAGAAGGAGGGTGACAACGTACAGTTCACCTTCCGCGGCGTCACGACCACCGTCAAGAACTCATCCGAGGAGATTGAGGGGTATCTAATCAAGCTCGGCGAGAACAACTTCGGCGACGCCATGCAGAACCGCATGGCCACGCTCGACGGCGCCCTGTCCAACCTGGGCGACTCGTGGGAGCAGCTGGTATACAACGTCTCCAGCATGGGTGTTGGTGACGCTATAAGTGATGGCGTCCGCATGGCTATCTCAGTGCTCGATGAGCTTAATGCCCTGCTAGAGTCTGGTGAGATGGAAGGCTACCTAGACGCCATCGGCGCTGCGTGGTCCGGATGGGGTAAAGACATAGGGTCCTTGGTAAGCGCATTGGTGGACTACCTGGTGGGCCTCTGGAAGGACCACGGCGACGAGGTGATGGGGGTCGTCAACTTCATGGTTGACGCCTTTGCCAAGTTCCCGCAGAATGTGCGAGCCCTCATACAGGCGGCAGTCGTCGAGATTGCGGCCATGGTCGACAAGGCCCAGGCATACGGCTCGGCCCTGGCCGAGTACCTAAACCCGCTGGGCCGGGCCACGGGCGACGTGACCGCGGAGCTCAACGCACGCATCGCGGCCATCGAGGGCGGCAAGGCCGCCAGCATAGACGCCCTACTGGCGGAGCGCAACGCGACCGTGCAGGCCGTCAGCGACAAGGTGGCGGCCGCACGCGCGGAGCGCACCGAGTGGGAGAAGACTAATGCAGCCAAGCGGGGGCAGGGAGACCGCCTAGCCAAGTTCAAGGTGCCGGGCTCCGGCGGCAAGGCCGACACCGGCGAGGCCGACAAGAAGGCCAAGCAGGCCGCGGAGAAGTCCAAGCAGGAGTTCGAGCGGCTCGTGGCCGACCTCCGCACCGAGGAGGAGGCCATCCAGGCCTCCTACAAGGCCAGGACCGGCATCATCCTGAAGAACACCCAGGAGGGCAGCGACCTCCGCCTTGACCTGATGCGCCGCTCGACAGAGCGGTACAACGAGGAGCTGGCGAAGCTGAAGGAGAACGGCGAGCTGTCCCAGATCGTCGAGCAGCTGCGCACCCAGGAGGAGCGCATCGAGGAGAGCTACAAGCGCCGCCTCGACATCATCCGCCGCAACACCGAGGAGGAGTCCACCCTCCGCGCGGACCTCGAGGCCCGCGCGAAGGAGCAGTACGAGAAGGACAAGGAGGACGCCCGCACCCGCAAGATGGCTGAGATCGAGACCATCCGCCAGGACCTGCTGACCGAAGAGGAGGCCATGCGCGAGTCGTACGAGAAGCGCAAGGGCATCATCCTGGCGGCGACCGAGATCACCGAGGCTGAGCGCCTCGACCTCATGACCCGGCTGGAGCAGGCGTACACCGAGCGCCAGCGCCAGCTGGAGCTGCAGCGCACCCAGCAGCTGGTGCAGGGCGGCGCGCAGCTATTCGGCAGCCTGGCCGACCTGGCGGCCACCTTCGGCAGCAAGCAGTCCGGCATGTACAAGGCCCTGTTCGCCGTGAGCAAGGCGTTCGCCATAGCCGACGCGGTCATCAAGATTCAGCAGGGCATCGCGGCCGCTGCGGCCACGCCCTGGCCGGCCAACATCGCCGCCATGGCGTCGGTGGCCGCCGCGACGGCGTCCATCGTGTCCACCATCCAGTCCGTCACCTTCAGCCCGCCAAAGATGTCTGGCGCGTACGACACCGGTGGCATGATCCCGGCGGGCAAGTACGGCCTGGTAGGCG